TCGCCAAGTTCAGGATGATGTTGGCCTGCCTCGCACAGGAAGATTTCGAGGGCGCCGCCGACCAGGCGATCGCGTCCAGGTGGAGCGATCAGGTGGGCCACCGCGCTGTCCGTATCGCTGGAAGGATCCGCACCGGGTCATATGATTGATAGTCGGCACATAGACGGCGACGTCTGCGAGATCATAGCGGCCGAGCACTTCCTGCGCCTCGGCTACTGGGTGTTCAACCCAGCGCAGTCCCACAGCCCGATCGATCTGGTTATCGTTAACGAGGACGGACCGATCCTTATTCAAGTGAAGAAAGACGCCGGTCGTGTTAACCCAGGACGGAATAGATCCGCGCGGATCCACCGCGTTCGAACGCAGTTACAGAAAGACCTGAACGTGCAGTTCGTTTACGTCAATGTGGACACGAGAGAGGTGTCCATCACCGACCACGATTATCATGCGAACCGGAAGGCGGCCGCGGCGAACGATAACGAGAAGGGGTAGACACTTCGCCGGGAACGTATTGACGTCTATTACCGCGGCTTTGAACGGTTTAGGTGTCTACCCCATTGATATATAACGATTTATAACTAACTTTTAATCAGTGGGTCCCAGGTTCGAGTCCTGGTGGGCGCACCAACCTTTTCAAAGACTTAGCGGCCATTGTGCCGCTATTTCTTTAAGGGGTAGACACTTTTTTCCGGCAGGGGTAGACACTTTTTACTGACTTTTGGTCAACCTTTGTTCTTTTTGGCGTCGGTTAATTTGACGATCGCGGCCTTCGCCTGGCGCCTTTTTGACACCTCTCGCCCGTATTTTTCTATCATCTGCGTCGTTATATGCCCGGTGATTGCCTTCACTTCATCGGGCGTGCACCCGGCTTCGAGCAGCTCTATCGTGGCATTTTTACGCAGACCGTGAAGGCTGTATCCCTCATGCCCGGTTTTCTTCATCAGCTTCCTGATTTCAGATCCCCACGCCGACGCTTCCCATTTACGCCCCCGCGAGTTTGGAAAGAGCAGCACGTTATCTTTCGGGTTCTCTTCAATGAGGGCGACCAGCTCGGGCGTAGCAGGGATCCAGACCCTGGCGTCTGTTTTATCCTGCTTCACGCGAACCTCGCCGTTCTCGTAGTCGGTCAGCTTCATACCGGCTACGTCGCCTCCGCGCTGACCGGTGTGCCGAGTGGCAATGATAAACCTGCGAAGGGCCGGGGCGGCTGCTCCCACGATGTCGTCGAAGACATCCTGCGGCCAGGGGCGGTAATCCTGGGTGTTCTTTTTATTCTTCAGTTTCCGCACACCGTAGGCGGGGTTGTGCTGATATGAGCCGGGCAGACGAAACCGGGCGGGGGTTTCCAAAGCGTGCGATATCAATATCGAAAGCATCTGCACCCGCGCGTCGGCCGCACGTTTTGATTTAGCGTGCTGGTTTCTGATAGTGACAACGAATTCTCTATTGATGTCCCGCACCGGGACGTCACCTACCTTCTCTTTCAGTACCTCGCATATCCTCCGGTAGCCGTCGCGCGTTCGCTCCGCCTTTTCTGCGAATAGTTCACTGGCAAGATAATCCTCAATCAAGTGTGCCAATGTGCCCGGCATAACCGAAGCGCGCTTCTCTGCCGGCATCGCGGCGAACGCTTCCGCCTCTGCCTGCGCTAACCTCTCATACTCTGCGTTCAGCAGTTCCCATGCCGCGGTGAAACCCTTTTCGCGCGGCCCAACAGGTCGATCATGGTTATCGCGAATTGGTTTTCGCCAGCCGTTGCGACGGTAGTAGTAAAACCGTTTACCGTGTCGGCCGATCATCCACTGGACATATTTAAATTCAATTTTCATCGAACCGCCTCGCGATCTCTTCAAGGTCCAGGACATACTGTTCGTTATCGTTCGCGGCGACCGGTCCACGTAGCTCGTCCACGAAACGATCCAGATCCTCGCGGAGATAACCGATGCGGCTACCGCCCAGACTGACCGGCCGGACCGCGGCCTGGTTTAATAACCGCTTCAGCGTGTTGGGGCTCAGGCCCGCGATGTAGTGACAGGCTTGGTCTACCGAGAGGACGCGCGGCGGGAAGGCGTGGTCACGTCGCATACGTCACCCCGCGCGAACGCGAGAACCATGAGGATATGGTTCTCGTTAGCCGCGATCGGCGGCGGCAGGCAGTCGAGCGCCATCCGGTCCACGTAGATGTGACCGATGCGCGCGCGCAGATCTTCGATAATAAGGCGGTCCTCCGCCTGCACCTGAACAGGCTGGTCGAGGAACTGATCGTCCTCGAGGAAGCGCGAGCAAGCGAACCCGAAAGTCCCTGGCCCATCTTCAATTTTATTAAACCCACCGTTCATTCCTCATTTTATATGTGCCCGCGCTACGATAAAAAACTGCAAAGTTTGCCGGCAATTATTGCCGGCATTTTTTGCCGGCAATTTTTGCCGATAGTTTTAAAACTGGCGATCCGTGTCAGGCAGGTGCGGGGCAACAAGGTCGTTGTAGGCTTGGTAGTCTGCGTGATATTGCTCGAGATTGTATCGACTGGTGTCGTCCCAAAAAGGTCCGACCTGTTTATCAATTTGTTTAGCCCAGAAAACGAACATTCCATCGGTCTCATGCTCGGACTGCTTTCTGCGTCCAAACAAATTATCCGTATCGGCAATAAACCCCCGCGTCGGGTAGACCACCCGCTGCCTTTTATCCTCGTCAATCTGATCAATTTCGATTGAACCGAGGTCAACCGCGTGTTTGAGGTCGTTGTGCAGATTTCGAATTGAGCAATAACTTTTCGCGATCAGTTCTTCGACTGGCGTCGGCCGATCTTCCAGATAGTAATTAATCATTAGGTGATGGTGGATCCGAACCCGATGGGTTGCGGCGAACCACCATTTGAGCTGGGACGAACTCTCTTGCGAGATATCAAAGAAGTGTGCGCGCGCGGAGAGATAGGCTCCCTGGGCTTTTCGAAACCGCTGTGCTTCAGCAATTTTGCCGCGCTGACGCTTGTTCCTCGGCACAGTCTCAAATACACCATCAAAGAGCCTTTGCCGCTGTTCAAATGGGTAGATTGTATAGTGCTCCCCGTTTTGCGGCGGGTTAGGTACTACCGATTGATCGCCCTGCGGGTCGTCTTCCGTTACCAGTTTAAGTTTATTTTCCTTTGTCATTTCTATTGCCTCCCTGTGCTGAACCGAAAATGATAGACCAACCGAATCGCCTTCTGCAACTTTAGTTTCATCGAGCTACTCCTACCTATCGAGCGCCATCAGGATCGCCGCGTCGAGGTCTGGCGCCATGACCAGGAACACGTAAGCGATTGCGAAGAAGCCGGTCAGCACCAGCCCCTCCGCAATGATGGTGACTACGCGGCGCATCACGCAGCCAGGAGTTGCTGGAACGGTGCGCTAGAGATCCACCGCTGCACTTCTTCCGCACGGTTCTCGAGCGTCGTCGCGACGTTGTCATTACCCGTGCGCCTGACCGGGAACTCGTCGCTGTCGTGGCTGCTGTAGTACGTCATCGCCGACGTCAGCGCGTAGACGTTCAACCCGCGGTCAGACACTTCCTGGCGCGCCCGATCGATCATCCGGTCTGCCTTGGTCTCGGACATGTTGGGCAGGGCACGCACCACGTTCTCGACCTCTGACCATTCGACCGGCGTTTCTGTCCAGGTCTTCATCTGTTCGACCTCCGCCGTGAAGGTCGGCATCAGATTGTCGAGCCATACGCTGAACGACGTAAACGTCGCGGACTTCGTGTGCCGCTTCGTGATCGCGTCGGCGAGGTTGGTGGCCGTCATGCCGTTGGTGCAGATGAGATCGAGCGTACCGCAGCCGATGCGCGTCGCACTGGATCCGTCATAGGTGGTCGAGATCTTCAGCGTCGCTGCGACTGTGGTGCCGACCTCGCGCAGCTCCTCGGCAAGATCCATGACGCGATACTCGCGGCTGACAAATGCGCCGCCGTTCGCAATCCGGTCATGCACCTCAACACTGTTCAACGTCCGGGCGTCAAACGCCTGGCGCATCTTCTGCTCTGCGTCGAAGCAGAGGTCGCGCATCTGGGCGACCTTGTAGCTGTCCGATACGGCGCCCAGGAAATGCGGCTTGCCGTCGACCGCGGCGTAGTTGCCGAGCACGCCGTGGGCCGGTAGGCGACCGCCGTCACGTGACACGCCCTCGAGGGGGCGCTGCACGACCGGCGCAAGTACGGAGCTAGAGGCGTGTTTCGCGAACACGTCGTCGAGATGAAATACGTTGTTGTCGTTTGCTTGTGTAATAGTCATTTTGATCTCTCCAGTCTGATGCGCTCATTGCTGTCCAGGCGGAAGCGCATCGGGTTTCGGAAGGGACGACGTAGGCGAAGGCTTACGTCGTCCCGGTTAATCAAACGCACACGCGTTCGAACTCTGCTTTCTTCATCTTGCCGCGCCCGCCGATGTCGTCGGCCAGGTGCACCCACTTGCGTCCGACGACTGCCCAGAGGCGGCGCCGTCCGCAGCCGAGCCGCGGGCAGTGATTGTCCAGGTGGACCGTGACACGTTGCGCGTTGGCCCAGCGCTTAGATGTCGGTCGGGTCGCCTCGCGAGTTTTCCAGCGAGCCTTTTGCTTGCGCTCGCCAGTGCGTCGCTTCTTTGGCTCGCCGCGGCGGTCCATAAATGCCGGGATCTCGAGCGGGTCGTCGATGTGGAATGAACCGTCCATCACGCCACCTCCACATCGCACCAATGGTAGCGGGGGGCGTATTTGCCAGTCGCCTCGAAAATCGGGTCTATGTCGCGGGGGTTGGCAAAGACTTCCGCATTCAATGTCATCTCCAGCGCAGCCGCATCCTTAGCTGCGCGGATCGCGTGGTCTTTGCTGGACAAATATGTTTTGGAAACACTGCCCCCACGCCCGTAAACGATCAGTTCAAATTCTTCGTTGTTAGTCATGTGTCTTCTCCTTGATTTCAATGTCAGGCAGCCAACGCGAAACCGGTATCGGTGACCTCACCGCCCCACTGCGCTGCCATTGCAGTGGCTATACCGGGGTAAAACTTCGAGCGGATCTTCCAGCGATCGGGGCCGGGAGGCGCTTTGTGAATGGTGTCCTTGGCGGTCGTGCCGTCCAGGGAGCCGGTCTTCTCGAGCGGGTCCAGGCCGCGCAGCCAGAGGCAGGTGCGCTTCTTGACGTCGTCGTCGCCGCCGGCCTCGGTGCCGAACTCCCAGGGCTGTACGCTCTGGCTGAAGTCTTCGTAGTTGCGGATCCGGGCCTTGGCATACTTATGCATCACCGGGTTCTCGACGCAGACACGTGGCACGTCGGCATTCCAGCAATCGCTGAACAGTTCGGCGCCTGCATCGAGCTCGGCCCACATCTCTTCGACGGTGCGGCCGGGAGGGGCCTTGTGCAGCCACCGCACGCCGCTATTGCACAGACGCGTGCAGGGCGGGTGGCAGACGATCAGCATGTCCCAGGTTTCCCATTTAAGGACATCGCGGACGTCGGCGACCATGTGACGGTTGGTCGGCGTGTCAGCCGGGAGAACGTCGCAGCTCCAGGCGTCGTGTCCCAGATCAAGAAAAGCATCGCGTACTATTCCGCTCGTTTCGCAACCTACAAGGACTTTCATTTCGCACCTCAATGTCAATTTCTATGTCAACGTCTACGCAACCAAAGTTGCATAAACTGAATATAGAGGTGCGGAAACCAGATTGCAATAGTGCAATCGCAGTTGCAGTTCGTTTATTTCAGGGGGGTGAGTCGGACTAGAACTTGATGATCGCGCCGATTACGACCGCCCGGATCCGGACTGACTGCTCGCCCAGGTCCATGAGGGGCAGAGGGGTATGCGCCGGGTTGGTGCTCT